CTTCATTGGTGTGTTATGTGCAATCACACGAACTTTACAACGACCTGCACCAAGAGGATCAAGGTTGTCTTCAACGACACCTTCCCACCAATGAAAATTTCCAACCTGCCCTATACCAAGAGGTTCCATATTACACCTTTACCGGAAGTGGTTCTGCATATGAGTCTTTAGTCAACAGCATAATCGTCTCGTATCCCCCAGACTTAGATGTGACTACATGCTTAACCTTTGTGACAAGATAACGCCCAGAAAATGCCAAATCCTTTCTTCCACCAACCTTTGTTGTTTTCTTCTCTACCGCAGGAATCACAACCTCAATAACTTCTCCAACTTTTCTTTGGCTGTCCCCTGCTATAACGAGTTGTAATCTAATAGCATTAATCTGTTGTACTTGAGAATTTCTAACTAACAACGAATCCTCATACTCATCGCCATGATTGGTATCAGTATCAAAGGACTTAAAGTGCTTGGGAACAAAATGAACATAACCTTCATTTCTTTGACTATAATTTTTATTAGTCAATAATGTAGTTTTTCCTGAACTTCCAACTTCATTAAAGTTTACAGATTTATACTTATCATAACTTTCATCATAATTAAATGTTGAATATCCAATCTGTCTTTTAATTAAATCATTACTCACTGTGGTTCCTGCATACATTCCCCTCTGAACATTACTGACAATATTTGGCATTGATAATACCGTATAGCTTTTAATTTGTTTTAGTTTATCGAGACTACGAATCCCTTTGGGAGCGGCTCCATAAAAATAAATCATTGAAGAATCAACTTTAGTTGGGTCCACCAGACTCTCTATGGAAACAAACTGAAATACACCACCCACCTGTTCAAAAAATACATAATTTGCACCCATGTAACTTGATGACCTTGCCACCTTTGATATCATAGTAAGAGCATCGACAGGGCTTTTATTATTAATAATCAAACTTCCTTTATTTTTAGTAGGCTCTGCATATATTTTCTTTTGACTAATTGGATTCAAAGATGAAAAAATATCTTGTGCCATATCAGAGTACAAAACGTCTCTATATGCCCTATTAAATTTTATCTGCTCTGCCAAGATTTTTTCTGCGGAAACAAATTTTAAAGTAATCGAACGCTTGGTATCAAAATCAGAAACATTTATATGATATACTTTTCCTATAAACTCAATTTCCTCTTTCTGAGGAGTTTTGAATCTAAACTCTACCTTCTCATCTCCAGAAAAATTCATTTCATTGAACAGACCAGCAGCATCCACAATAGTGATTTCACCAGAAATGAATATGGGATCTCCTTGTAGAAGCCCCATACTTTCTGTTAATATAATAGTATTCCAAACTCTTGGACCAAAATCCTTTGTCTGTTTTCCGTTTGTAGAAATAATATTGCAATGCGAAACGGTAACATCGCCCGGACCTTGATTTTTAGGATCATCCATTAAATTATCTTCTTCTTATAAGTAATTTTTCAAATTCTTCAACAAACTCACCCAACAGATTACGTCTTAGTAGAATTATATTTCTTTTAGATTCATTTTCTGCAAGTTCTTTATCATACTTACTAATAACTTTAATTGTATCACTAATACCAAAAGCATCTCCTGCATATGTATATGTGAAGTTTGCATTTGCAACTATTCCCGATTGCAAAATAACATCACCCACTTCATATCCATATCCAGAGACTCTTGCACGAATTTCTTTAGTTTCATAATGAGAATTTGCAGATGTTGCTGATTCCATTGACCCATATTTGTTTGAAATATATCTTTCAAAGGAGTGATTGTCAAGAGGCCAACACCATTGGGGGCTTCTAATTTGATTCATCAAAAGAATAACCCAATGATATCTAGCATATCCATAATACTTGTATGCAACTGTTTCTGGGGTTTCTCCATCATTAACAGTATAATTATAATAGATGGTCTTATCAGTTCGTGCCTCTAATGTTGCACGCACTCTCCTGAAAACATCAGTGACTACTTTATATTCACCAGAACCATCGAAGGTATCATATGGCACTGTTGGCATGTAACTAAAATATACACCATCTGGCATTTTTTAATAACCTCCATTATCTCCAGATTCAAAATCTTCTCTGGTGAGTAGTGCGCTTTCCATAAAGGTTAACGACAAATCTGTTTGAATGGGATATCCATCATAATGGGTATGATTGTCTCCAGACCCAGTATAATTTACATTAATTCCCGTCAATGCACAAGGCTTAATTTTATGTGTCTTATCTGAATTCCAATATTCTATATTAAAATACATTGGAAGAGTCCAGTATCTTGATGAATCTTGATTTGCTCCGGGTGCAGAATACATTTTAAAAACTCTGATTATATTTGCAATCATTTGAGCTTCTGTTGCATTTCTTGGAGCCATTTTAAAATCAAAAGTAAATGTTCTAGGCTGAACTCCAGTAAATAGCAATTCAAACTTGGGGTCAATGGCAATTCCTGCTTTTTTAAGAACTGCTCCTTGTAAGTCTGGATTAGAAAAAGCATCAGCCAAAAGTTGACCGCCCACTTCGGCAGCACCTCCAACTGCATTATCTCCCATAGCTTTCATCAATGCGGTTGCTGCCCCCGAAAATCCAGCATCGACAACCTTCATTGCCTCGTCTGCAAGTGCGCCTGCGGCACCTAATGCGCCTCCTGTCCATTGAGATTGATAACTTTCAGTAATATTATGTGGAATGTACAGGATAATATCTGCAATACTTTGAACTTGAGTTCCAGAAGTCCCTGAAAAATCTTGTGGAGCATCTTCTCCCAGCCCCTTTAATGAATCCTCTAGAATATCAACAGAACCAGTTACTGCTCCAGAAATTGAACTAGCAGCACTGGAAAGATTTCCCCAAGTTGCTGATGCGGCTGCCTGAATATCTCCCCATGCATTGTCTATATTTAATATGTCCATTGGATTTGGTAGAGGAACCTTTAAGTCTTCAAGACTTGGGATTTCTAGACTTGGCATTTCTGGAAGATTGCCACTCAATAAATCTCCAACAGCACCTACGGCACCACCAGCGAGATCACCAGCCATTCCAGCAACACCACCAGCAAGGTCAGTTGCTGCACCCATAGCACCATCAGCCAGACCCTCGGCAACTCCAGCAACACCGCCTACGACACTACTTGCGACATCCACTCCTGCATCTGCAATATTTGCCACAGCACTCGACACTCCAAGAGAGTCAGCAGCATTTCCAGCGATTGCTCCAACAATCCCTCCTCCGATTCCACCACCAACAGCAGCCCCAACAGCACCTCCAATCAACTCCCCAACAGCATTCGTATCAGCCGATGTGCTACTCTTTTTTGATCCACCTTCAAAAGAAGACCCATCAACCTTAATCACATTAAATCTAATAAAATGACGTTCTCCCAAACCTTCAACATTCATTGGAAAATTATAACTGGTCGAAGCGTGTTTGTCTCCAAAAAGGGCACCCAATGGTCCGGTTGCACCAGACAGAACATCCCCGATCATACCAGTTCCTATTTCTTTAAACCTAGACATGTATAAATACCCTCTTTGATTTATAAATATAATATCTATATTTATTTAGGCGAGAAATATATCTATATGGCATACAAAGGAAAATGGAAACCAAAGAATCCTGAAAAATACGACGGGAATCGGTTCAATGTTACATACCGCTCCCTATGGGAAAGACAGGCATTCAAATGGTGTGATGAAAATTCTGAAATTGCTCAGTGGAGCAGTGAGGAATTGGTGATTCCGTATATCTCAAAGACTGATGGCAAACAACACAAATATTATCCAGACCTAAAAATTACATACAACAACGGCAAAACTGTTATTGTTGAAATCAAACCCAAACGCCAAACCGTTGCACCAAAAACTAAAGGAAGAAAGAGCCCAAAATATATCAAAGAGGTGTATGCATACGGAAAGAATGTTTCTAAATGGGAATATGCAGAGAAGTATGCCAATGACCGTGGATGGTCATTTGAAATCTGGACAGAAGATACCCTAAAAAGAAAGGGGATTAAGATAATAAAACCCCTGAAAAAGCATAAATAGTTATATGGCAACTACAAAACCGACATTTAAAACTATTATAGAATCCAGCGTAAAGCGTGGAACGATGCCCACCGATGTGCTTGAGTCTAGAACTTGGTATCGCCAAAAGGCAATGCAGATGACAGGGCTAAGAGAAGTCTCTACTGAAAGATTTGAACGTATTGGTAGACTGAATAAACGAATGAAGCCAACTCTTAAAAGCAGACTCATGCTCGGAAGACTCTTCATGTTTCAGTATGAACCAAAATTAAGAGAAACCCTAGACTACTATGATAAGTTTCCTTGTGTGTTTCCAATTGAGGCACATGCGGATGGATTTCTTGGTGTCAATATGCATTATCTTCCGTATGTATGGAGAGCAAGACTAATGGACAATCTATATGACCTTGCCACAAATGAAAAGATGGATAACACAACTAAACTAAGAGTAATGACCAACGGATATAATATTTTAAACAGATCATCTAAATATAGATACTTTAAACCGTGCGTAAGAAAGTATTTGTTTGAACATGCGTTGTCGAGATATATGGAAGTTCCTGCGGATGAATGGGAAATTGCAATCTTCCTTCCACTAGAAAGATTTACAAGTGAATCTGGAGGAAGGTCAACACGAAAGAAAATATGGATGGACACCAGAGCGAAATATGCAAGACAAAAGGGAAGATAAATGGCATTCAATATAAATGACTTCAAATCAAGAATTGCTGGACATTTGGCTCATCCAGCAAATTTTCGGGTAATGTTTGCTGGAGCAATTGTAGAATCTGAGCCCGCCCGTCTCCTCGCATTTTTATGCAATCAGGCACAACTCCCCGGCAGGGCATTTGCAACTCTAGAATATAGCACGCATGGACCCATTAGAAAAATTCCATATCAAAATATATACGATGATGTAGTTCTTAGTTTTTATGTAAAGGAAGATATGGGAGTCAAAGAACTTTTTCAGGAATGGCAGAATTTTATTGTTGATAATAATACAGATAATGAGTATAGTTATTTTGATGACTTTGTAACTGATATTATTATTGAACAATTTGATTCAACTGGAAAAGCCACATATGGATGCAGATTGATAGATGCATATCCACTAATGGTTGCTCCAATTCAATTGGACTGGGCGGATAGAGATTCCTTTATGAATCTTCAAGTAACTTTCGCATATCGTTATTGGAGAGAAGAACCACTAGACCTAAACCCATTTGGAAATTATCTTAATGTAAATGACCTATACCCAAACTTTGATGTGAGTGGTGCATTAAATCAATTTGGAGTAGCTGCATTCTCTAGGGCAGATGGTCAGGTAATGTCATCAATTGGTCAAAATATAAATTTTATGAAAAATCTTGGAAAGAAATCAAGCAAAATTACTGGAGTTTCTGATAAAAATCTAGCAGGACTTGATAGATTTATGGTTAACAAATAATATTAATTATCTGAAGGAGAACGTATTTTATGGCACTACCTAAACTTGACATACCGATTTATGAATTGGAGCTACCATCAACCGGAGAAACAATATCATACAGACCGTTTTTAGTAAAAGAAGAAAAGATTCTTCTAATGGCAATGGAGGGACAAGACCAAAAGGAAATAACAAAAGCCATAAAGCAAGTTGTAAATAATTGTTTGATTGAGGGAGATATAAACCCCGATGCACTTCCATTGTTTGATATTGAATATATTCTATTGAATCTTCGTTCTAGGTCTATGGGTGATGTCATTAAGACAAGCTACTCTAGAGCAGGCTGCGAAGTTGAAGGATGTAAACCTATTGAATTTGAAATTGACATCAGCACTATTGAAGTTGAAAAAGACCCAACACACACCACCAAGATTGAATTTACAGATTCTGTTGGAATCGTCATGAAATACCCTGATGTTGGATTAATGTCAAAGATGGGAAATATCACAAATGCCAAAACAGAAGATGCGTTTAAAATGATTGCCCAATGTATTGATAAAATTTATGATGAAGATAATGTTTATAGCAAGGCAGACTATACACCCAAAGAAATGAAAGATTGGGTTGAAAATCTAACTCAAGAGCAATTTAAAAAGATAGAACACTTTTTCACAACAATGCCAAAGATGTATAAGGATATTAAATTTAATTGTGAAAAATGTGGATACAAAGAAGATATCAGAATGGAGGGGTTGTCAAGTTTTTTCGGCTAGTCCTCTCTGACCATTCGTTGGAGGGGCTGCTGAAAATAAACTTTTCACTTATGCAATATCATAATTATACTTTATCAGACATTGAAGGATTGATACCTTGGGAAAGAGATTTGTATGTGTCTATGGTCATTGAACATATAGAAAAAGAAAAACAAAAGATGGAAGAGAGGAATAGAAGTTAAAAATGGCAGTGCTTCTTACCGCGCAACAATTAAATGACGTATTCAAACCCGTAACAGAACTCACAAAATCTATTGCGAATTCTGCACTTGTGCAACCTGTAAAAAATGTTGCAGGACAACTTCCCAGTCAAAATTCAATGATGGCAAGGGGGTTGGGAGGTTCTCCTGTCGCACAGGCACTTGCTAACCTCAATTTTCCTCTGCAAGAGACCAAGGAAGCAGTTGAAGAATCTTCTAATCAGGCACAACAGGTAGAGAGCGAATCATCAAGCATCATATCGGGCGAACTGGATATCATTAAAGACCTCTTGTCTCATATTGCAATTGATACTGAAGGTTTAGTTAATTTAAATGCAGAACTTCTTTCTGCTTGGGTAGACCAAGCAACAATGGAAAGAATAATGCACGAAGAACAAATGGCACAATCTGCCGCAGATAGACTAAGACAAATTGAAGAATCAAGAGAAAGGGCTGGAGCATCAGGTAAAGCAAGTGATGACGGGCTCGGTGCAGCAGAAAAAGTTCCTGACAAATCTGGAGGATTGTTTTCACAAATCGGCGGAATGTTTAGTAAAATCCCCGGATTCGGAATGGTATCATCATTATTCTCAGGAGGTCTAGGAGGCATCACAAAGATTTTTGGAAAATTGTTTTTTCCATTCCAAATAGTTCTGGGGGTTCTTTCTTTTGTTGAAGGATTCATAAAAGGAAAAGAAGAAGGTGGAGTTGGAGAAGGAATAACACAAGGGTTTGAGAAAGTAATAGAGAATCTAATAGACGTTCCTTTGAATATGTTAAAAGACCTTCTTGCGTGGGCATTGGGCGCACTTGGCTTTGATGAAGCATCAGAACAAGTTGCGGGATTTGATATTAATATATCTGCTATTGTTCGTCCTATCGCAGATTTCTTTAGTATGATTGGGAATATATTTTCTAATATAGCAGTAATGGTAGATGATGCTCTGAATTATGCTTCAGACCTTGGGTCAAAGGCACTAGATAAAATAAATCCCATGAATTGGTTTGGTGGTGATGATGAGGAAGAAGTTATCGAAAAAGTTCCAACCCCAAGAGTAACTCCAAAATCATTGGAAGCGACTGGAAACATAGGGGCTATTGATGACATTGTTAAAGCCGCTCCTGCTAAAGCAACTCCCGCAACGACAAGAAAAAAGTTTAAAGATTTAACTCCAGCAGAAAGAAAAGAACGAACAAGACAACATAATATCAAAAGAGAAACAGGCAGACTCGAAAAACTAAAAGCATCAAAGGGTGATTTAGAAAGGCAAGCAGGGAATCTTCGCGAAGGAATTGCAGGTGGAGATACTGACCCACAAACACTAAAAAATTTAAACAACATAATTGCCAGTGCTGCTCAATATGATAAACTAATTAAAGCAAAAGAAAGCGAATTAGAAGTTCTCAAGGGTGGAGACATAAGAGGAGCAGCCGCAGGAAGAATGCAAGACGCAGGAATAGCCAGAGCGGGTGCAGGTGGTGGAACAACAGTAGTTAGTGCCCCAGTCACAAATGTTCAAGAAGGAAGCAAATCATCTGTAGTAATGCCTCAAAGCAGAGATCTACATGCTGACCCATCTCTTGCACAAATTAATCCATAAAAAAAACCCCCCATCCGTTTTAGGATGGGGGGTTTTTGTATCTCAGGCACTCTTTGGTTCAATAAGTGGTTCCGTATAAACCTCTCTCATAGTTTTATCTGTACCTGCCATGATTCTAACTAAAATAATTACGCTAAGAATTGCCATGTATATAAATTGAAATCCTGTTTGCACAAATCCCCAAATGGGATTTGAATTTACCACGTTTTTAATTAAACAAAATAACAAAATAAAAATTCCAAACCAAAACAATCCCGGTGCAATATCATTCTGAAATGTCATAGCAGTTGATGCGTCATGCATTTTCAATCCTCCCAACGAAATCGCCATAAAGAATTGAGCAGCCAACACGCCCACTGAAGTTCCTGTCAATAACATATTTCTACTAAATCTTTTTTTGTATGCCACAGCAATCGACCAAGAAATCCACACAAAACAAAATATAAAAACCAATAAAAGAAATGTACCCAAATCCATAATATAAATCCTCAAGAAAAGAGGCTCCACCCAAAAATGAATGGAACCTCTTTTCTTTGTTAAAGCCTAATTAATTTAGGCTTCTTCTGCGAGCTTCTTGAAGTAACTCAGAGACTCGTCTTCCTCTTCACTACCAGACGCAGGTTCGTCATAAGTAGAAACCGGAAGCGGAGCAACGTCATCATCAAAGGCAGACTCAGAAACTACAGAAGCATTTCCGAGAACCTTATCCAGCCGAGACTTCAACTCATCATATGACTTGAACTGGTCCGGGGCAACAATCGCTTCAAGCGAATGCTGTGATTCCCAAATCTTTTCAAGTTCTGCATCATCTTCCGACAATGCACTGGCAGTCTCAAATTCAGACTTGTCATAGTTTCGATATCCGGCAACCTTCTTTGCACGCAACCGAAAGTTTGCACCTTCCCAAAGGTCAAAGGGATTCACCGGAGTTTCATCATCAAACTCGGGATGCATGACATCGTTGACCATATCGAAAATCTTCTTGCCATACTGAAACAAGAAAACCTTTCCTTCGTTATCAGGATTTGCAGGGTCGCTCACTACATAAATGTTAGAAATGTATTGCAGCTTGCGCTTTTGCTTTCGTGCAATTTCCTTATTGGAATCCAACCCGGTATTCCAAAGACTGGTGTTATGTTCCGACACCGGGTCATTCTTCCCAATGGTGGTCAGGGAGTTTTCGATGTACCAACCACCGGGGCCCTGAAACCCATGAGAAAACATCCGAACCCAAGGAAGGCTTTCACCCTTGGGCGCAGGAAGAAACCGAATGACAGCATGACCGTTCTGTGCCTTGTCTACTGTCAACTTCCAATATCGTTCATCGGGACCAAAGGTCTTGGCACTTGAACTTTCACTCAACTTGTTGAGTTCGTTTGTAAGACTATCCAAATTAGAGCTACTGCTCTTCTTCAATTGACTAAATGAATCTGACATAATTAATTACCTCGTATTTTTTTTGTATTTTTGTATTAGTATTTTAATGTATTGTTGTTTTCTTACGCATTAACTTGTAATAATCATCCGCCTCCTCTTCTAGTTCTTCCAATTCAGAAGTTTCGTCATCACCCAATATTTGTCTGATTTGGTCCTTCCGAACTTCATTAACAAACTTTTGCATCTCTAACATTGCGTGTTTATAACTTGACACAAGGTCAACTGATTTAAGAACTGATTCTTTTAGGTATGTATTTTCTGCTTCCAGTTCTTTTAGTTGTTCCACCCTCGCAAAGAAATATTTGATTCGATTTAAGAACTCAAACATTTAAAAATTCCTTTCTTAGAATATCTCTAAATTTCTTTTCTGTTCGATTATCATATTCAAGAAATGGTCTATATTGTCTACACAAATAATAGAGGTCTTTCCAAATCAAATCCTCTCCAATTATTTTATTCCACTCCTTGAAGCAATCCAAAACAAAATCTATTCCAACTATCGTTTCTAATGCAATACTCCCTTCAGTATATAGGTCAACCAACATCGGATGCTGTTGACTATTACACTCAAAGAGAGAATCAAATCGTTCTTCTTGGTCTTTGATATACGCAACATCCGTCTGAAAGCAATAGGTGGAGGATTCTTTTCTACGTTTCCATTCCAAATAATTCTGCTGCGAATCCTTGTTCCGGCACATCTCACCAATCCACACTTCCGGGTTCTTAATCAAATTGGAAACATAGAACCCCATCAATTCCTTTGGGCTATACTTACGAGATAGCTTCTCAAAGAAATATTTATCCTTCCGGGCGCGAAATCCCGAAGGGCTTACTTTCAGTTTTCCGTGGTATTTAAAGAAGTCGTAATTTGAATTGCTAAAGTGTTGCTTGAGCGCAAGAAACATTTGGTATGCTTCAAATGCAGTTTTCTCTGACATGGGTTCCTCATACTGGCAGCTTGGACATCTTGGGAAGAAAGTTTAAATCTCTTGCTTCCGCTTCTAACTTATTCCTGATGTTTTCATTTAATAGTTTTGCAGCCGATTCCATTTCTAATTCTTTTCTATCAGCAACAAAAACAATTGCATCCATATATGTCATTCCATGGTCTTTCACTGCACTCTCAATTTGCATTGAGAAGTTGTTAGCCATTTCTTTTTTTGTCATCATAATATTAATACCTATAAAAAATATGTTGGTCTATCTTCGCCACCTCTTTCATCTCACTGGACCATCGCGGATTCACATA